GCGGAGTAGGATATATCTAATGGCCGATTATAATAAAAACAGTGTGATAGATGATATCACGATCAGCGGTGAATTCAGTTGCGAGACCAACACGGAAGGCGCCTATTGGATTGCAGCAACCACCTTTTTTAAAACAGCCACTAAAATGTTTTTTGGCCAATCACCACTAGCAGGCAATCCTCCTATTATCTGTACACTATCGGGATATGGTGCTCGTATATTTGAAAATGTACCTATTATTATAAAATCTTTTTCTGTAGATTTTAAAGATGATATAAATTATATTCGATGCGACCCATTTGACAACGGCAGATATACTTGGGTACCTACACTCAGCACCATAACTGTGGTGGTAGCACCCGTCTATACTAGACAAGGGCTAAGAAAGTTTAATCTTCAAGACTATGCTCGAGGCAGAATGTCTGGTGAAGGCGGAGTAGGATATATCTAATGGCCGATTATAATAAAAACAGTCCCTGGGCAAATACTAGACAAAATAATTTCTATCTTGATTTATTAGAAATACGCCCAGTACCTTCTGAACCAGATGATTTTCGTTATGTGATAGAAAATCAATATAGACATCGGCCCGACTTGTTGGCCTTTGACGTATACGGCAGTGCAAAACTATGGTGGGTGTTTGTACAGCGGAATATGAGTGTGATCAAAGACCCCATATACGACTTTGAGCCAGGAGTAGTAATATACCTTCCTAAGAAAACCAATCTACAAAAGTTCCTAGGAGTATAAATGGTAGCAAGATTTATTCCCGAGGGCCAAGAATTAACTTTTAAACCAGACGGGTCAGTGGCACTGACTGGGTCTCCGACTATTTCTGTGTCACAAGGCACAGCTGAAAATGTAACCAATCAAGATCCTACAAGAGCATCGAATCCGTTGAGAGGAGGATTTTCTACAAAGAAAGCCCCTGGCGATCACAATGGTGTTTCTAAAAATCCAAATCTTCCATCAGTGATACGAAATCCCATGGAGGTATTTTCTAGTTCTACAGTGCTTTGGACCATGGCCTGTCTTACTCCTGCGCAATTCAATGACCCTCGAACATATAGAAATAGCCCCGGTGAGTTAACGAACATTGTGTTTTCAAGTGCAGGTAGATTTAATTCTCAAAGACAAAAAATTTTTATAAGCAAATCTTTTGCGTCCTCGGCGCCTGAATATTATATCAACAATTTTATGATGAAAAATATCATCGGAGCCAATGAAGCCTCCGGTAATTCCAACGCGGTGAAATTTGAATTTGATATTATTGAACCACATTCTATGGGATTGTTGTTGCAGAGCATGCAGTCCGCCGCAAAAAACGCAACATACCTAAGTTATCTAGATAATGCTCCTTTTGTATTACGCATGGACATACAAGGTTTCGATCAATTAGGCCAAGTAATATCAAATATCAAACCCAAGTTTTTCGTACTAAAATTAACCTCAGTGAAATTTTCAGTGAATGAAAGCGGAAGCACATATAAAGTTGAAGCCATACCTTATAATCATCAGGGATTTTCAAGTTCAGTTAATATCTCTTACAGCGATGTTAAACTTTTTGCCGAAGGCCGCGGCCATGTGTTTGATATGTTAGTAGATGGTAAGGGAAGTTTAACATCTTTTTTAAATGAAGTTGAAAGACAACTTGTTATAGATAAAGAAATAGAAGTAAAAGATGAGTATGTGATACAGTTTCCTATACTTTCCAGTGACTGGAAAAGTTCAGCAGGCAACAAAGTAGAAATAAAAAAAGCCACAGTTGATCCTGAGAAAAAAGAGCAGATAAAAGCAGTGTCAGCCTCTTTGATCAAAATTGATCCTCAACTATTAGATCAAAACAGCATAGCGTCAGCTGGGTTTGGATTTGATCAAAGCTCAGGAGGAAGACCGTTGTTCAAGCGTGCCAGCGATCAATACGATGAAAAAACAGGCGTGATGATAAGGGACGGTATGACTATCGATCCTAAAAAACGTGCTTTTCATTTTGCTCAAAAGCAATCTCTAACATCAATCATAAATCAGGTCATTCTAAGTTCCGAATATGCTCAAGAAGCTCTTGATCCACAATACCTTACACCGCAGGGATATATCAAATGGTTCAAGTTAGATGTACAGATAGAATTATTAGAACTTGACGAAAGCACAGGTGATTACGGCAAACGGATTACTTGGAGAGTGGTTCCTTATTATGTGCATCAAAGCATATTCGCCAATGCTACTTCCGCACCCATAGGATATAAAGAAGTAATGAAAGATGTGGTGAAAGAATATCAGTATATCTACACAGGAGAAAATGTCGATGTTCTGAACTTTAACGTACAAATTAATAATTTGTTCTATTCAGGAGCCAATCCCAAGAAAGAATCAGAAGGTGCTAAAACTTCCACACAAGATCAATTCCCATCAGAAAACTTGCCTTCTTCCACAAGCACCAAACAAGGACAGGCTACCCAAGTACAGGCGGCACCAATGGGACGACACCGACCTAAACGCAGTGCAGAGTTACTAGAAGGCCTCAAAGGCGGATCTGATCAAAAAAGTGTTGAACAAAAGGTTGCAGAAAATTTTCAACAGAAATTTATCAGTGGAAGCAGTGCTGATATGGTTACCATAGACTTGGAAATTCTAGGAGACCCTTATTGGTTGGTAGACTCGGGAATGGCCAATCATTTTTCCTCATCGTTCGCGCCCACTTCTCAAATCACTGAAGATGGCACAATGAATTATGAAAGTGGAAATGTTTATATCTATATTACATTTAGAACACCAATCGATGTTAACACAACAAATGGATTATATGATTTTTCACAAGTTCAAGAGGAAAGTCCGTTTGGTGGTATATATCGTGTAGTCCAGTGCGACAACACGTTTTCTGATGGGAATTGGAAACAAAAATTAAAATGTTTAAGGATGCCAGGACCGCAAGGTCCCGAGACCGTAAGAGCCATCAACCCAGAAACCGGTGAAGAGTATGATAAGTTGGTAAGGTCTAATAAAGCCGATACTCCAGCCACTGCGATAGGTCCAAAAGAACCTCCTAAGACTTCAGTAGTTGAGAATAGTTCTACAGGTTCGCCTACTGTGGTTGCAGGTAGTAGATCGTCGGCAGACTCTCGACGTTTAGACACACCACAATCCGGCGGCGGGTCAGGGCAAAGAGCATCTACAGATTCTCGTCGTTTAGATAATAAAGCAACAACTACAACATCAGACCAGGCACCGCGTGTGACTGGATTTAGATATTACAGAGACCTAGGACAAAAATAATGGCAGAACTAACACGCCCGTCAGTCGGAGACGAAGGTAGAAAAGGCGGATTAACCACCGGCATCTATATCGCTAGGGTGATCAGTCACCTCGATCCATCATTTATGGGTTCAATAGAAGTTACCTTGCAAAAAGATCAGGCCAACACCGCAGGCAAGGACAGTCAAACTTTTATTGTGAAATATGCGTCCCCTTTCTTCGGCTACACACCATTTGAATTCATGGGTAAAAATGACGGCACTAAATCTACCATCGACGGTTTCAGCGACACACAAAAATCATACGGTATGTGGTTTGTACCTCCAGATGTCGGAGTCAATGTGTTGGTGTTGTTTGTCAACGGTGATCCAGCCTCAGGCTATTGGTTTGCTTGTGTACCGGGAGTAAATATTAATCATATGGTACCGGCTATCGCTAGTAGCACAGTGAACAGTCTAGATGCTGAAGATAAAAAAAGATACGGCAATACCGCACTGCCTTTGCCTGTGGCAGAAGTCAACAAACGTATCAATGGCGAAAAACAAGAAATTGATCCAGAAAAATATCCTAGAGTGGTTCATCCTATAGCAGATAGATTTCTTGAACAGGGATTACTAGAAGATGATGTGAGAGGATTTAACACAAGTTCACCAAGACGTGAAGCTCCTAGTATGGTATTTGGTATCAGCACACCCGGACCGCTTGATCGCAGAACAGGTGCTAAAAAACAAAATATAGGCAAGTCAGACAGTCAAGCCGCTGTGCCAGTAAGTAGATTAGGTGGCACACAACTAGTAATGGATGATGGCAATGACAGATTTCACAGAGAAAAATCTGCAGCAGAAGGCCCAGTAAAATACATCGACCTACTGGATCCTGTTAATCAGAAAAAAGGTGATACAGGATCTCCTACTATTCCTGCTAGTGAATACTTTAGAGTAAGGACTAGAACAGGGCATCAAATCTTGATGCACAATTCAGAAGATTTGATCTACATTGCCAATGCTCGTGGCACCGCCTGGATAGAACTTACCAGTAACGGCAAAATAGATATCTTTGCAGAAGACAGTATCAGTGTGCATACCCAACAAGATCTTAACATACGTGCAGCAAGAGATATAAATCTAGAAGCTGGTAGAAACATTAATATGAGAACTGAAACCGGTAAGTGGCATGTAGAAGTGGCCACCGACATGGAATTCCTAGTCAATGCAGATGCCAAACTCACAGTAGGTGCCAATCTTGACATATTAGTAGGAGCCAAGACTAAGATATCTACTAAAAACGATCTTGACATAGCAAGTTCGGCAGAAACAAAGATAAGTTCTACAGCAGATATTAGCATCGGTAGCAGTGCAGAAGTCAAGATCAACGGTACGAAAATCAATCTCAACGGTCCTAATAATGCAGAAACCGCTGTTGCTGCAGACTTTGTCAAACCCTACGATTTGCGTGACAATCCCGCCACAAGTTCAGCCGCGGGCTGGGACAAGAAATATCAAGCAGGCATAGTGAAAAGTTTTATGAAACGTATTCCTATGCACGAACCTTGGGTGTTGCACGAACATCGAACACCTGATCTACTCACTCCAGATAAAACAGATAGGGATACTTAATCATGGCCACAAGACTATACAATCAACAAACAGCAGCACAGCGTTCTGCTACTGTGACACAGAATCAAGGACAATTCACCTATAAAGGATTCAGTTCCAAAGAAGCTAATAAGAACTTTAAACTCTACGACATCAATCTTGTCAAGCAAGACTTGATCAATCATTTCTACATTCGCAAAGGCGAGAAATTAGAAAATCCAGAATTTGGCACAGTGATCTGGGACATGTTATTTGAACCATTCACACCTGATGTTAAATCTATTATAGCCAAAGATGTGGAAACTATCATAAACTATGATCCTAGATTTTCAGTAGTTGAAATCAACATAGACAGCACTGATCAGGGCATGCGTATCCAAGCAGATATAGTGTACATTCCTTTCAACATCAATGAACGAATGACCTTGAATTTTGACAAAAACAATTCTATAATTAACTAAGCATATTATTTTTAAGGGTAAATATTGGTATGACTACAACCAGCAGACAAAACAATCTCATACTAAATCAAGATTGGACTAGGATATATCAGACGTTTAAAAACGCGGATTTCCGCAGCTACGACTTTGAAAATCTGCGCAGGGTTATCATCACATACCTACGTGAAAACTACCCAGAAGATTTCAATGATTACATAGAATCTTCAGAATACATGGCACTGATAGATGCTGTGGCATTCTTAGGTCAAAGCCTAGCATTTCGTATAGATCTTGCCAGCAGAGAAAATTTTATTGAACTTGCAGAAACCAAAGAAAGTGTGCTGCGTATAGCTCGCATGCTTAGTTATAATGCTAAACGCACTGTGGCGTCAAGCGGTCTATTAAAATTTACAACTGTTTCTACCACGGATGCCCTCATAGACAGCAACGGAAAAAATCTAGCGCAACAGTTAATAACTTGGAACGACCCCACAAACGCCAACTGGTTAGAACAGTTTCTCACTGTGTTAAACAGTGCCATGGCAGACAACACAGAATTTGGCCGCAGCCAAGGCTCTGCTATTATTCAAGGAATTCCTACAGAACAATATAGATTCCGAACAGTTACCACAGACGTACCTTTGTTTTCGTTTACCAAGACAGTGGCCAGCAGAGGAATGAGCTTTGAGATAGTTAGCACAGCTTTTAAAAACAGCGAAAATATATACGAAGAGCCACCAGTGCCCGGCAACCAAATGGGATTTATCTATAGAAACGACGGATCCGGACCAGGCAGTGCCAACACCGGATTCTTTGTGCAGTTTAAACAGGGCTCATTGGAATTGGCAGATTTCACAGTAAATGTGCCTACTACTAATGAAAAAATTGCTGTTGATGCAGGTAATATCAATAATGATGATGTATGGCTATTTTCCTTAAACTCACAAGGTGCCCAACTTGAAGAATGGACCAAAGTTTCATCGCTGGTAGGCAACAACATTGCCTATAACAGCGTAACGCAAGATATACGCAACATCTATGCTGTCAACACCAAAGAAGACGATAATATCGATCTTGTGTTTGCAGATGGAATCTATGGAAATTTACCTCAAGGATCTTTTAGAGTATTTTATAGAACCAGTAACGGGCTATCGTATACCATATATCCTAATGAATTAAGGGGTATTAACATTTCTATTTTGTATAGAAACAAAAATAATGTTGAACACACTCTGACCATCGGTCTGGCGCTACAAAGCACTGTGGCCAACTCTGCAGCTTCTGAAGACATAGACAACATTCGTGCTAATGCCCCCGCAGTATACTATACTCAGAACAGAATGATCACTGCAGAAGATTATAATCTAGCGCCATTGTTGGGTTCACAGAATATTGTAAAAATCAAAGCAGTGAATAGGACATCCAGCGGTATCAGCAGAAACTTTGACATCATTGACGCCACTGGAAAATACAGCAGTATCAATATATTTGGAGATGACGGATATCTTTACAAACAAGAAGACGAATCGGTGCTGTCATTTAAATTTACCAGCAGGATAGATATCATTAATTTTATCAGACGCAGCGTAGAACCAGTGTTCACAGATGCTGAAGTTTATAATTTTTATTTTACAAAGTTTGATAAGATATTGTTCACAGACGTTAACACGGTATGGCAGTCTGTGACCACAGCTACTAGTACAGGATATTTTAAAAATGTGGTAGACAATTCTCAACTCAAAATTGGCGGCTACTCTACCAGCAACTTGAAATATGCGTTAGTTAATGCAGCAGTGAAGTTTGTTCCACCTACAGGATTTAAATTTAAAAAAGGTAAACTAGTACCAACGGACGCAACCGATGCTGACCAGACAGATTACATATGGACAAAAATTGTCAAGATCACCGGCGACGGTACATATGTCAAAGGACTAGGACCGGTCACACTCAGCGATCTAGTTCCCACAGGTGCTGTGGCTCAACGCATAGTGCCACGATTTATCAGCGACTTGCCTGTGGCACTTGAAACTGAAATCGTTAATCAAGTGTTTGACAATCAAACTTTTGGACTGAGATATGAAATTACTGAATCTCAATGGAAGTTGATCACTGCCAGCAACCTAAATCTAACCAATGATTTTACGTTAGGCAAAGCCGGAGATACTACCAACACCAACATAGACAGCTCTTGGGTGGTGGCTTTGGTCAAACAGCCTGACAGCTATATCGTGAGAATTAGAAAACAGTCGTATATTTTTGGTAGCGTACAACAGAATAG